AGCGCCGCGTTCGATGACGCATCGACGACGCCTATCTTCGCAATCGGCGGCTCTCCCATCACTACAAGCGGCACGATCACTGAGACACTGCAGACGCAGCTCGCCAACCTAGTATTCGCTGGACCGGCGACAGGCTCGGCGGCGCAGCCGTCTTTTCGCTTACTCGTCGCGGCAGACATTCCCACGATACCTAGCACGAGCGTTTCAGGCCTTGCGGCGAGCGCTACAACTGACACAACGAACGCTGGCAACATCACAAGCGGCACTCTTGGCGCAGCTCGCATGCCTTTAGGTATTACAGCGACTCCGGCAGCAGGCGCTCTTTTGCTGGGCAATGCAGGCGCAACAGCCTATGCGTCCGTCGCGATGTCAGGCGATGGCACGATCGCTTCAACCGGCGTGCTCACTAACACGCAGGTTCATGGGCTAACATCCGGATCAGCAGCTGCAGCCGGTTTAGTTGGCGAGCTGTTCACAGTCAGCTGCCCCGCGCCTAACACGGCGACGGTGACATTCACGACTGCCTCGCCAACCGTAGTGACGTGGACGGCTTTTCCGGGCGCTATTCTTGGCGCAACGAATTGGACCTGCCCGATCAATTTCACCACGAGCAGCGCGCTTCCGACTGGAATCACGGCCGGGACTAATTACTTCATCATCGGCAGCACCTATTCGAGCGGTGCAGGCACATTTCAGATTGCGGACACGGCGGCGCACGCGCTCGCGGCGACCAACGCGATCAATGTCACGGGTGCGGGCACTGGTACGCAGACCGGAGTGCTCGGTGCTCTGGCGACCACCAATACTGTTTACGCCGGTGCTGGCGCATATCTGACGGCTGGGAATTGGGATTGCACCGGCGCTGCTCAATTTGCAGAGCTGACCTCTCTGACAGAGTCGCTACTTAACGTCGCAGTATTCACGGGCGGCACTGGCTTGGGGACTCCTGGCATCAATTCCGTGACCGTCGGTAGCGGCTCGCCGTCAAGTAACTCGGAATATATCGCCGGGCCTATCGTTCGCGAGAATTTCGCCTCCAATAACAGCGCGATGTATTTGAACGGCAAAGCCACGTTCTCTGCGGGCACTCAAAACATCGGCGGCTTTTTGCGATGCACCCGGGTCTATTAAACAGTCGTGACATATCCGGTAAAATTGTTGAGGCCTGGAAGTTGCGACGTGCGCGCCGAGGATAATTTCGACTGGGCGCAGCCAGATTACACGCCCATCTATCGCGCGCGCATGCAGCGCCTGCAAAAGATTCGCTCAACGCCTGGCATGCTGGCAGCTCTGCGCGTCTATTATCGTGAGCACATTTCGCAGTTCATAGAGGACTGGGGCGTAACTATTGATACGCGCAACCAGCGTACAGATAAGCCTGTAATCCTCCCGTTCATTCTATTCCCCAAGCAGCGCGAATGGCTAGATTTCACGTTTCAGAATTGGTGTGACAACGAATTCGGCCTCACGGAGAAGTCGCGAGATGTGGGCCTGAGTACCCTTGCGATGGCGTTCGCGTGCTCTGTCTGCATTTTCTATCGCAATATGAACGTCGGGTTTGGATCGCAGAAAAAAACTAAGGTTGATTTTGGAGGAGACCCTTCAGCGTTGCTCTACAAGGGCAGGCAGTTCATGTCCCATTTGCCTGCTGAGTTCCGGGGATCTTGGGATATTACTAAGCACGCTCCCGACATGCGCATTCTGTTTCCAGACACTCAGTCATCCATAATCGGAGAATGTGGGGACGATATCGGCCGAGGTGGGCGCACCGCGGTATTTTTCGTAGATGAGGCGGCTCACCTGGAGCGTCCGCAGGATGTGGATGCGGCGTTATCAGCTAACACGGAATGCAGGCAAGACTTCTCAAGCGTGCACGGCATGGCTAATCCTTTTGCCGAGAAGCGCCATGGAGGCAATTACCGCGTATTCACGTTCCACTGGTCGTCAGATCCACGTAAAGATGCGGCATGGTACGCGAAGATTTGTGCGCGCTACGACAGCGTCGTGGTAGCTCAAGAGTACGACATAAATTATCAGGCCAGTGTTGAAGGGGTAATTTTGCCGTCTGCTTGGGTACAAGCTGCGGTCAATTCTCACGTCAAATTAAATTTGATACCGAGCGGCATTAAGCGCGGTGCACTGGACGTTGCAGACGAGGGCATAGACAAAAATGCGTTCTGTGCTCGACACGGTAACGTGTTGACCTACGCCGAAAGCTGGCGCGGGAAAGGGTCAGATATTTACGCTACGGTGGAGCGAGCATTCTCTCTCTCGGACATTCACGGGCTTGGCGGCTTTACATTTGACGCCGATGGGCTTGGCGCAAGCGTGCGCGGTGACGCTAGAAAGATCAATGAAGGCAGGACCTCGAAGGGGTACAAGGCACTGCAGGTGACGCCCTACAGGGGGAGTGGCGCCATCGAGAGACCTGAAGAAGTGGTGCCTCTTACGGATCGAAAAGCTGGGGACATGTTTGAAAACTTCAAAGTGCAGGCGTATTGGGCTTTGCGCTTTAGGTTCCAAGCTACCTACCGCGCCGTCGTTGAAGGGATGCCCTACAACAAAGAGGATATTATTTCGATTGCCTCCGACTTCCCTGAACATCAGGCGCTGTGCACTGAATTATCCCAGCCAGTATTTGATATAGCTAAGTCTGGAAAACTGCTAGTGGTCAAGACGCCGCCTGGATTCAAATCGCCCAACTTAGCTGATGCGGTTTGTATGTTATTCGCGCCCATGAAGCCGCCTATGGTCATCAGCGCCGCCGCCCTTCAATCCACAGGAATTCCCTATGCTGCGCCACATCGTCAAGCGATGGCGTCAATTCATCGCTGACACCGCGCCGGTCAAACCGGAGCCGGTAGAGCGCAGATCTTTTCGCGTGACGGACGAAGCCGTGTCTGCGGCAGGCCGTTCGCCGTCCACTATGGTTGCCCGCAAGCTGCGCGCACCCGAGCTTCCGCCCGGCGTGATCCCTGCACAGGATTCCCAAGAGCGCGCCACCGACATGATGGCGATGGACGACGCCACGATGGCGCCGGTGTGGGGCTGGGCGAACATGATGGCGGGGTTCGGCTGCGGCCTGTACTTCCCAGGTTACCCGTACCTTGCAGAACTCTTTCAACGCTCCGAATACCGCGCGCCGTCCGAGACGATGGCTAAGGAAATGACGCGCAAGTGGATCAAGTTGAAGTCCACGGGCGAGGGGGACAAGTCCGCAAAGCTCGAGCGGATGAATGCGGACATCAAGCAGTTCGGGCTGCAGAAGATCTTCCGCGATGCGGCGCTGTGGAGTCGGGCATTCGGGCGCGCACAGGTCTACATCAACATCAAAGATCAGGACGACAAGCGAAACGTCCCGCTCGTCATCGATAAGGCGACCATCAAACAAGGCTCTCTGCTCGGCTTCAAAGTGATTGAGCCCATGTGGACGACGCCCGTGACGTGGAATTCGATCGACCCCACGCGCGATGATTTCTACAAGCCGACGATGTGGTACGTGCTGGGTCGGCAGACGCACGCGACACGACTGATGACCTTCATCCCACACGATGTACCGGACCTCTTGAAGCCATCGTACAACTTTGGCGGCATCTCGGACACGCAACTCGTCGAGCCCTATGTCAACCGCTGGCTTCGAACCTGCGACGGCGTGAACCAGCTCATCAATAATTTTAGCAAAATGGTCTTGCTGACCGACATGTCTTCCGTGCTAGCAGGCGGCAACGGCGAGGATGTGCTGCGCCGCCTGCAGATGGCCGTGCAGACCGGGAACAATCAGGGCTTCTTCGCCGCCAACAAGGAAAGCGAGGATCTTAAAAACGTCGCCGTGCCGCTCTCGGGCCTGCATGAATTGCAGGCGCAGTCGCAAGAGCACATGTCGATGCCGACGCATATTCCGCTCGTGAAGCTCACCGGCATCACGCCATCGGGTCTTAATGCATCGAGCGATGGCGAAATCCAAGTCTTCTACGACTACGTGCACGCCGATCAGGAGTCGGATTTCACCACGCACATGGACAAGTCGCTCGACCTCATCCAGTTGAACGCATTCGGGGAAATCGATCCTGATATCACCTACGAGTACGTCGAGCTTACCGAGCCCGATGGCGAAGCTCTCGCGCGCCAACGCAAGACCGACGCAGAAGCCGGTGTGGGCTACATCGACGCAGGCGTGATATCCCCCGAGGAGGAGCGCGAGCGGCTGGCGAGCGATCCGACGAGTGGGTATGACAACCTCTCAGGACCGCCGCCCGAACCGCCTGAAGATCCCGCGCTCGTGCCTGGGGAGGGTGACGGAGGCGACCAGTAGTGGACGCGGCCGAGCGGGATGCCGCGTATGCCGCGACGAAGTGGGAGCCGATCCAGCGGCGCAAAAATCGCGGCGACAACTCCATCACGCTCAAAGCTGTGCGGCCCAACGTCGGCGTCGAATACGCCTATCGCGACGCACTCGTGTCGCTCCTGAAGCAGATGCACGCTTCCATGCTCGTGCATATCGCAGCGGCTTGGAAGGACGCGACACCGACGATTGGCGTGCTGGCAACGGATGATGTGAACCCGGCCATTCAGCTGAAACGCACGCTCAACAAGTGGGGGCGCAACTGGATCAGTAAGTTTGATGCTATGTCGGCGGATCTGGCGCGTAAGTTCGCGAGCCGTAATTTTCGCGCGACCGACCAGTCTATGAAGGCTGCATTGAAATCTGCGAACTTCACGGTGCAATTCAAGCCGACGCCCGCAAGCGTTGAGGCGTACCAAACCGTGATCGCGAATAACATCGCGCAGATTAAATCTATCGCGCCTGGATTCCTAAAAGATGTGCAGGACTCAGTCTGGTCGAGCGTGATGCGCGGCGGTGATTTGGCGACACTCACGAAAGACCTACAGAAGAATTACGGCGTGAGCGCGCGCCGCTCCGCCATTATCGCGAGGACGGAGAACGGGCGCGCGAAAAGCCTGATGGAGTCTGTACGGCGCAAGGAATTGGGAATCGACTATGCGATATGGCTGCATAGCGCTGGCGGTCGCGTGCCCAGGCCCTCGCACATCGCCATGTCTGGCAAAAAGTTTGAGGTGTCGAAGGGACTCTATGATTCAGAAGTGAAGCGGAACGTATTCCCCGGAGAGTTGATAAATTGTAGATGCGTCAGCAAGGCGGTGTTGGAAGGCTACAATGACTAACGCCGAGCGCTGCGCAAAATGGCGCGTCAATCATCCTCACTACCGAGCGCCGAAAGTGTTGGTGGCGATGGAGGAGCGACGACGACGGATGCGCGAGGCGATCAACTCACCTGAGAAGCGCTGCTGTACGTGCAAGAAAGTGAAGCCACGCGATGAGTTTGCAGTCAATCGCGGGCGCAAGGATGGCCGTCAGGAGGAGTGCAAAAGCTGCAACTCGACACGGCAGGAGCGCGGTGTGTCCAGCAATAAGGGAAACTCTGCAACACACGCCGCTGCCTGAATCGGCGGCGCGCGACCATACTTCCGCCCATGTCTCTCAACCCGCTTTTCGCCTTCGACCGCTCGCTGCGATCCCTCGACCGGGACAAACGCCTGCACGTCGAGGTGTGCAATTTATCAAAGGCGATGGTGTGTCCGTACAAGGGTTATGAGATTCCAGATTTCAAGGCACTCGGGCTCGACGCGAAGAAAACATACTATCTTTACCGCGATCCGATAGAGCTTCGCAACGCCGCGCCGACCTTCAAAAACATGCCGCTCTTGCTCGGACACAAGGCGGTGTCTGCGGCTAACCCTGAAAAAGAAATGATCGTCGGTACCATCGGGAGCGATGCGCGATTCGAATATCCGTACCTTAAGGCATCGCTTGCAGTGTGGGATCAGGAGGCGATTGACCTTATCGAATCGGGTGATCAGGAACAGATTTCTTGCGGGTACTACTACCGCTGCGACTTGACACCTGGGGAAGTTGACGGGGTATCCTTTCAGGGCGTCATGCGCGATTTGGTTGCCAACCACATCGCTCTCGTTCCCCTCGGCCGCGCAGGTCCAGATGTTGTTGTCAGCGATCACTTACCGGAGTGTCTACGCATGAAGTTTCCCAAAGTCATCGCCATGCTGAAGCCGTTCCTCGCGCAGGACGCCGACCTCGAAGCGCTCGATGCGGAGCTAGTGAAAGCGAGCGATGCTGAGGAAAAAGAAAAAGAGGCCGAGGAGAAAAAGGCCGCCGATAAGAAAGCTGCTGACAAAAAGGCAGCGGACAAGAAAGCAGCCGACGCCAAGCGCGCTGCCGATGCTGCCCGCGATGCGGAGCTTGACGACAAGGACGACGATGACGAGGAAACGAAAAAGCGCAAGGCTGCCGACCGCAAGGCACGCGACGCCAAGCGCGCGAAAGATGCGGCCGACCCGGATCATCGCGACGATTTCAATTCAGCCAAGGACGCCATCACGCAGGATCAGCTCGACGCTGCCGTGTCTGCTGGCGTCAAGCTCGCGCGCGAACAGATGAGCGACCTCGCCGCCGCGCGTGCTGAAGTCGAACCCATCTGCGGGGTCGTGGCGCTCGACAGTGCCGACGAAGTGCGCGCGTTTGCGCTCGATCACTTGAAGGTGGATCGCAAGGGCGTACCGGCCGCCGCGTACAGGGCGCTTCTCGCGGTGGCGAAGCAGAAGACGCCCGTCACGCGCATTGCCGCGGACGCCGCCCTCACGAGTAGCGGCGCGGGTCGCGTCGCCTCCATCTGGCCCGCTTCCGCTCGCCGTCGCGCATAACCGTTTCCACTCATAGGCGCACACGCTCATGACCAACTTAGGTTTTCAGCAATTCGTTAATAACCAGTTGCCTGTCGGCGTGGCGGGCGACTTCGCGGACACGAGTCCGCGCGCGTCTGTCCAGGCGCCGTCGCTGGGATTTGTCGCGGCACCGGGAGGGTTGACGGTCGGCGCATTCGCCTGGGGCAATCCGGCAACTAGAATAGCCTCGAACGCTTACCAGACGAATTCCGGCCTTGGGTTCGTGCATCGTGAACAGCAGGCGCTCATCACGACTTTTCTCTCCCCGGCGACGATGACGATTCTGGCCGGCGACATGGCCATCCTCATGAATCAGGGCGGCTACTGGGCGAATTTCCCAGCAGGTGCCACGGTCGGCCAGAAGGTGTATGCCGATCCTGTGACGGGGCTTTGCACCGCAGGCGCGGCGGGCGCTGGCGTGACAGCCAACTCAACCGCAGCATCCCTTGCCAACACTGGCGTCCTCACGGTCGGTGCCACTCTGACCGGCACCTTGGCACCAGGACAGGCGGTGTATGCGGCAGGCGTCCCGGCAGGCTCCTACATTGGCTCGCAAATTTCGGGCACGACCGGCAGCACCGGCACCTATCAGCTGACGAATGGCGTGCCTATCGCAAGCGGCAGCTGGCCAGTCGTGACATCGACCACGGTGTACTTTCAGGGTGTGTACGAGACGCCGTTTTATTGCGGCTCCAATG